GCCGCCGCCAGGCTTGCCGCCGCGGAGAAGTTAAGGCCCGTCAGATCAGACGTGTAGGCCCCCAGGGTCGGTTTGAAACTGCCCGTCGTGATCCCCGTGAACTGTGACAGCGTAAAAGTTTTGGTCGCACCGTAGATGCGAGGCGCGGCGGCGGTTTCCGCCCAACGCGCAAAACTGATCTTGTTGGGCGCGGTGATGTTCTTGGACACGAATCCGAAATAGAACAGCGCCCGTGCGTACTCCGGGGAACTCTCACCGAAGTAGGTTTTCACGTCGTCGGCGGTATCCATCTCGATCACCACGCCTGCGGGCACGCGGGTATCGCTGGAGAACAGGCGCAGGATAAGGTCACGCTGGCGAACCGCCGCACCGCCCCCGACGCCGGAGGTAATGGCGACGTATCGCGAAAAACTGATTGCCATGTCTAGCCCCTAAACCCGGCTCACGTTTGCGTTATAGGTGGACACCGCCGGTATCGTGCCCGCCAAATCGCGATCAAAGGTAAACGTCACATCAAACGACGGGGACGCCTCGAATTGATCGTGGTCATCCGTGAAAAAAGGATTGCGCACATCGACAATGCGTTCGATCCGAATTCCGCGCGCGCGAAACGCATCCAGCGCCGCGTCAGTCTGCATTATGGCGCGAAATTGCTGCAGCACATCAGATTCCGAAGGCTGATCTACGTTCGTCGGGTCTTGAGGCACCAGGGCCTGAAACTGCCAGATCGCCGCACACGCCTGCAACAAGTTGGCGTCAAATTGACCCGTGAGCATATTCCACACGGCCCCGCGTTTCGGGCTCCCCACGTTGCGTTCGGTGATCTTGAAGAACGACACGAAGGAGCCTGACGGCGAGCCCTGCTGCCGGGGCTGGTTACCGCGCTGCAGACCCACCTGGGCAAGCACGGGATTCGCCACCATCGTAGGTTTCAAAATGGCCATGACGGCGATTTCAATAGCTGCGTCAGTAGTCATGGCGTGGGCAGCGGGGGGATTTCGATGGCCAGAATCTTACGCCAGCCGTCCGCCTGACGCCAGTTCGTATCAGACTCGCATTTGAGGGTAGACCCACCGTAGAGCACCACGTCTCCCGTGGTGTCGCGCGCAAGTACCTTGATGTCGGGAGGCACCCAGAGGGTCCAGTAGGTTTTCGAAAAATCGAGCCCCAACTGTTGGTAAAGCGCACGCGCAACGGGCTGAACCGAAGCCCCGACCACCGGCACGGCGGCGGCGTAGGTGTCCACATAGACCCCTCGAGCATTCAGAGTGCGCTCTTCCCATCGCCGCCAGTCCGCGTTCTGGGGCTGGATCACTCGCATAGCGATGGACAGCAAGTTGGAACCGGGCACCCTCATGACGTCACCTGAGATGTGAGAGTGGCGAGCAAGATGCCTTTGTCCACGAGCGGTTTTTGAATGCCTTTTTTCGCGCCCCGTCCACCGTTGGCCAACCGGCGCTTGCGAGCGGCCACCGTGGCATCTGCTAGTGGGGGATCCAAGATCTCGGTGATTTTGGCGCGGACATCGCCCTCGGCGGCCAAGCACACGGCATCCATCGCTTTGTCCGGCGCGAGTTGCCCGGTCGCAACGGCGCGCACCACCGGCGCTGTTTTCTGGACCCACTCCTGGCTTTTTTCTGCTGCGGTGGACCGCATGAAGGACCGCGGCGGGATGTGGGCGTTGCCGAATTCTTGCACCGCAGCAACCCCGGCGACCGGCTGGCCCCCTTCGTAGCGAGCAGATTCGAACCAACCCACCTCCCCCTTTGCGCGCCCCAAGCCCCGGATGGCCTGTTTCAGCACGTCAATTTTCCCGGCCTTGCGAGTAACTTTCATGGCAAGAAGATCCCACCGACTCGGCGGAAAGCGGCGGTCTCCGGCAATGAGCCGAAAGGCCCCATCCCGCCCACGCTCTGCAGTTGCAAGAGCGCGAGAAGTTGCGCGCCGTAGGGTGTCAGGTTGAGCCACCAGGCCCATTGCGTTTTGACCGGAGGGGCCATCAGACTGACCGAGACATCCCCCACGGAGGAAGCCGTCACGATGCCCGGCTGCCCGGTGTAGTTACCCGTGGCGATGAGGACGGCCAGCGCCAAGAGGTGCGCCGTCATCAGGTACAGGGCCTGGCGACGCGCTGCCGCGGGCATCTGACTCCCTACCCGATCTTGCACGTAGGCCGTCGCCATGTCGAACTTGGCTTGCAGTTCGACGTCAGGGAAAGCCGTGGCGTTCTCGAATTGAGGAAACTGCGCCCGGAAAACTGAGTAATCGATGGTGATAACGGCCACGGAACGCCCCTACGAAAAAGCCCGGGGAACAGAATGCACCCCGGGCTTACTTTACTCTGACTTCGGGTTACTCGTCCTTGGCGCCGCGCCCGAGGAATCCCCGGCGCTTGGTCGGCGCGTCGGTCATCACCTTCGGTTCGACAACGCCATCCCCCGGGAAATCCGACGGCGCCAGGGGCGCGGATCCATCAGCCGTAGCCATCGAGGCGGCGACCTTTTCAGGGTCCACCCGTTTCGACTCGACGATGATGAATCCGTTTTTCTGATGACGTTGGAAAACCGGGTTTTCCTGCAGGTACGTCAATTGCTCGTCCGAAACTTCCGTGACCACGCCTTGCGGAGTAATCAAGGACTTACCCAAGGTAGCCACCCCATGACCGCCATGGATGAATACGCCTTCGCGGCCTGCGCAGCGCAAAGCCTGAGGGACGTTGTTGGCCCCCTTGACGAAGTTGATGTAGTCGACGGGGGCCGACAGAGTGGAATAGACGTAGTTACGTGCCATGGCACGGGCTCCTTGGTTAGATGCCGGTCAAACGCTGGAGGGCGTAAGGACGTTTTAGCATCACGCCGGCGGTCGCGTTGCTGAAATCTTCCAGATAGCCCTTGGCGCGCTTCTCGGTGCCCAGAGCTTGGAACTTGGCCGGCACAACTTGCGCCCAGACGGCACCGCCATCCGTGGAGCCGTCATCGATCTTGTCGGCATACAGGTAGGCGACGTTCTCGCCACCGTTGGCCGCATCGAATTCCGGCGCCGACATGACCCGGCATTTCGGGTAGTTCTGACGGATCCATTCCATGACCGTAATCGTGCCGAGATCAGTCGTCACGGTCAGGTATTGGAAAGCCGACGTCGCCACCACGAACGTCGTGGGCGTGCGCTGCACATCGATCGTGTCTTTCGAGACGGTCTGCAGGCGCGCGAACATGCCGCGGATGTCTGCCGTGATCTGCTGGAAAGTCTTGTCTTTCCATTGCGTGGACGCCGGCGAGCCACCATTGGAAGCGGCGGGCACGTAGGCCGGGGCGCTGGGGTCATTCAGCACGCCATAGGTGCGTCCGTCGCCATCGTTGTACCCATAGAAACCCACCCGGTTGCGGATGATTTCCAGGGACAGCATGGACGCATTGCGCTTCTCGGCGGCGTCGTTGATCCGCACGCGAGCCGAGCGCGCGGCCTGCAGCGTACCGACCATGATGCCCTGTTCGAAACGCACGACGGTGCGGCGCTCGTAGTTGGCGTTCCACGAAGCCAAAGGAACGTTGGTGTAGTCACCGTAGGGGATCGCGTCGCCCGTCGGTTCCAGCACCGTTTGCACGACTTCTTCGTCTTCCCAGGCGCCCGCTGTCATGATGCCCAGCATCTCGTCAATGCGGCGTGCCGCCGTGATGACGCGCACCAGGCCGGGCAGCCACGCTTGCAGGAACTGAATCGGCGTGCTGATGCTGGGCGTCGTGAGCGTGCCCAAGGTGTCATCGACCGCGCCGGTGATTCGCATGTCACGCATGGCCTCGCGCACAAACTGCACGGGCAAATCAATGCCCAGGCGGCGCAACTGGCGGAATTCCGCGCAGTCTTCCGCCGACATCATCAGCGGGCGAACGTCCGGACCCGCGATGGCCGAATAGATGGGGGACAGTTTCATGATGTGGTGCTCCCTTTGGTTCAGGCGCCGGTCAGGCTGATAACGCCGATGTTGGCGGCATCGTTGCCAACCCGCACCACCTCTGCGTTTTTGATGAGGGTTTGGCCTGCCGGGGCGTTGTTGGCCGCCGTCATCGCCGTGGACGCCACCGCAGTGACGATGTTGGTTTGGTACGTGCCGTTGCCGCCGGTGCCGGTGCCCAGCGCCGTGATGGTCGTCCCACCTGGTACGCCGGTGCCCTTGATGATCGTGCCCACGCCCAGGTGCGCGTCAGCGCTGGCACCGCTGACCGTCAGAATGCCCGTGGTGACCGCGATCACGCCGGTGAACGTCGCGACCGGCGAGAGCGGGTAGAGCTTGCCATCGTCGTTGTCGTACGCGATCAGATCGCCGATGTCGAACGCCGACTCGAGGTAGGCCACGATGAAACCCATGGTCATGAACTGCGCCACCGTTTCGGGCGGCAGGCGCAGCGTCGGCGCGAGGGTGTTCGAACCGTCGCCCACGGAGGCGTAGGACTTGGGCGATGCCAGAATGCCGCCCCAGACGCCGCCACCGGCGCCGGGCTGGAACTTGCCCGTTGCCGGATCTTGAGTGAACGCCCGGCCCACGATGATGTCATCTACCGTCGCGTCGCCAGCCTCGACAATGCCGGGCTGCGTGCGGTTCGGGCCGTCCAGCAGGATTTCGCCGATCACGCCCAACGCTTGGGCGAATCGCAGAGTGGATTGAAAAGACATGATGATTCTCCCTCACTTGGCGGTCGTGCCGCTGACGTATTTGTCCACGAAACCGCCGGATTGACCCGAGGTTCCGGCGTCTTCTTCCTCGTCCATGGACATATCCACGCGGGCAGACGGAGTTTTGGCCGCGGCGGTCAGGTAGCCGCGCAGCGTGTCTTCGGAAACTTCCTTGCCCAGCCCGAGCTTTTCGCCACCGTAGGCGACGATCTGGCCCAGCGTCATTTCTGAGTGGTCGAACGCGCCGACGACTTTCGTTAGTTCGCCGACGAGCTTTTGACGCTTGGCCACGCGCGCCATGACGGCGGCCTCGGAATTCGCGGCGGTCATGCCGGCGAGCTGTTCGGTCAGGGTCTTGACCTGGGTTTTCAGGCCCTCAACCGCATCCATGGCGGCTTTGGCGCCTTCGGGCGTGTTGCCCCCGCCTTCGCCGGCAGTGCCCTGGGTAGCAGGGACAGCACCGGGGGCAGCGTCTGCGCCCGGCTTTTTGTCTTCACCCTCGGTGGACGGCGTACCTTCCGGCGTAGGCTTGCCCAAGGCAGCCACCGCGGCGGTGAGTTTTGCGACTTGCGGGGCCAGTTCGCCCAGCATTTTCACGGCGTCAGCAAGCGTCATGTCAGCGCCGGCGCCGCCTGCAGATTGAGGTGCGGTTGCCATTTCGGTTTCCTTTGCATCGAAAGTAAAACAGAGTCGATCCATGACGGCCACGCTCGGGCCCATGCGACCACTCCGAACCAGGGCTAGGTGATTGCCCCGGATGTTGCGTTGGATGCAATCATACGGTTTCCCGTTGAACACCCCCGCAGTCCAGTCCCAAGTGCATCGATAACCGGCGCTCAATTCGCGCTTGCCGGCACCTATCAATGCCATGAGTCTATTCGAAAACGCTTTGATGTTACCGTAAAGCGTGTCAGTTTCGAAGAATACCTCTTCTCCGATAACTCCGTCCACCCCTTTTTCTTCCGCCGGAAGAGCGCCGGGGCTGGCCTGCTGCCACACGGGACCAATCATCGTGTGGTCATTTACCCACGGCAGGAGCTTGAAGGATTCCACGCAAGCGGGATCGCCCAGCTCTTCGGCAGGGCGCAAAACTTGGTAGATGCGATCGGGGTCGAGCGGCGTACCGTCCGAAGTTTGGCCACCGAGCGCGCGCCCGGAGTAGGGAAAGACGCCGACCCGCGAGATGGGATTGCGCTTCGATTCAATCCAGCCGTTCACGTCGATCTGCCGGGCATCCATCGCAGCAGTGCCGCCGAGCGCCTGGGTCAGCAAGTAAAGCAACGTCGACGCGGCGCCCGGGTGCATCGGCTGTGGCAGCTGATCCAGCGGAGTCCACACGTAACCAGTGTGCTCCGGGTTGAGCGTGGGCGCGAACGGCTGCTCAACGTCGCAAAGGTAGGTAGTGAAATTGCCGTCCGAGTCGATCAGTAGCATACCCGGCGCGGGGGGCTGGCCGATCTCCTCCATGCATTCCCGGATGGCCGTTTGCTCCAGCGTTTCGCCCTCTTCGCGACCGCCGCCAGGAAAGCCCCAGGTGTTGGGGTAGTCTCCGGCGTCAGGCGAGCGCCGCAGCAACAAGACCGCGGGGCCCGAGCGAAAGAGAACCCCCGACGCCGCATCTTCGCCGCGCGCGACGCGGTAGGCAATCGCCGCCGCCTGCTCGGGCGGGCGACCGGAGCGGATCAACTCGGCGATGTTGGCCGAGATGGTTTCCGGGGATTTTCCTTGTTGCAGGGGCATAGCTCAGTCAAACAGGCTGACGGTCAATTTCCGCCGGAAGCGCCACGCGAGGCGACATCGTGATACTGACATTCACGGATGCGCCTCGCACGGTTTGGGTTTCGTCGGTAGTGAGCCAGCCGCCCACCGCCACATTGAAATCGTGATCTTCCACTTCCGGCACCAGGGTCATGTAGGAATTCACCGCATGGGCGACGTGCCCGCAATCGATTTCGTGAATCGGCTGGGCCGCGACAACTTCGGCCAGCTTGGCCGCAACGATTTCGGCAACCGCTTCCTTCGTAGCCGCCGTGAGGAGGAAAGAAAAACTCATGATTGATCCTTTGAAAAATCGAAGACCGGAGACATCGTGCAGCGACAGTTCGGAGCCTGGCCCGGAATACCACGCTCGCCCGTGCGAGGATCGATCACCGGGAGATCGTCAAAAGCGTAAATCTTCCCGTCCATTTCGATGTGATCCTCACGCGGGTGCGCCCCGCCGCCGGAATGATGCCACATGAAACGCTTGATGCCTATGGCCTCCATGCGCCCCCGGTTCACCGAGTTGTAAACCTTGCGCGTCTGATCCAGAGCGATGTTGCGCGCGCGGCGCTTGGTCATCCCCTCGTAATTCTCCAGCGCGGGCACCAGATCTTTCAAGCCAGCCCCCGAGGTGATAGAGCGCATCACCGAGCCCTCTACCTGCTCGAAGTATTTGGAGGAAATGGAGCGGATCAGGCTCACGTTTTCAGCTACCGAGGCTTTGTAGATCTCGGTCAGGCTTGACGGGATGTTCGAAGTCTTGAGCGACATGCCGCCGCTTAGTTTCTCGAGGCTTGCATGCAGCGCGGGTGAACTGGCGTCGGCGGCTTGCTTGACCATCGTTTCCGCGAGCGGTCGGGATTTCTTCGCAAACAGATCGTTGAACTTCGCGCCCAGGGCCGCCATGAGAATGCGCGATTGACTCGCAATCGTGGCGTCCTGCGCGAAATACTGCGACCCCACCTCTGAACGGAAGAGCTTTTCGATCTCGCGCCGAGTCTGCGCCGTCATCTGGGCGACTAGCCGATTCAGCGCGTTCGCATACCGCACTTGCAGCCCCGCGCTGTACTGGATCGTCAAGCCGTTGAACACGGGGGCTTCCCCGCGCGACTCCGCCCAGCCCTTGCGTTTATTGGTCAGGATCGGACGCATCGCCATCGGTCAAAATCTCCACGCCTGCATACCCGCTTGCCTCGTCTGCTGAGACCCGGTTACGTACGTCGGTGCCATCGATCGCCCCGGCCTGAACCAAGATCGCATCCGTGTCAGCCTTGGTCTTGTTGATCTCCGCGCGCTCTTTCTCCGTGATCGCATCCAGCGGTTCCCAAACCACTTGCAGCGTCTTGGCCGTCATCCCTTCGAACTGCGGCACGATGTCTGAACGCATCAGCACGGCGTGATGTCGGTCGATCAGCGGTTCAAGGTCGTCTGTCTGGATCTGCTCCAACTCCTCGTGGTAGCTGGATTCCTCGTAGTCGCCGGTGCTGTTGAATCCCTTGGGCGTCGTGCCGATGAGCTTCGTAGCCGGCATGTTGGCCACGGCGGCAACGAGCTGATACTGCGTCATGATGACCGCATCTAGATCGGCCAAGCTCGTATCAGTCTGCTCCACCTCGTCGGCATCTTTGTCGGCCATTTTGATGCCGAAGTTATCGCGCATCGCCGTCCATTTCTGCATCTTCTTTTGAAACTGATCCTCATTCGCCAGGGCTGCAGCAGCATCCGTGTAAAACACCGTGAGCCGCTTCGTCATCGCCAGCAACGGCGCCTCGTTGGCGGTGCGCTCGGCAGCGTAGACCCGCTCGTAGATGCGCTGGGTCAGAGGAATGCCGCCGTAGAGGTAGGACGGCTTGAGGATGTCCGCCACCTCGGGCCCGCGCATGATGACGAAATGAGATTTGTGCATCCGCTGGCCGTTACAGATCCACCACTCGGGCTCATAGAAATCGAGTCCCGTCGGATCACTGGCCGCCGACATGCTCAACTCAGGCACCACCCAGACCGGATCGATCTGCACGATGCCCCGGTAGCTTCCCGGCGTCACCGCGTCAATGTTGAACGGCTTCACATAGAACTCGGGATCGTCCGTCACGATCTTGCAGTACGCCAGGCGGATGCCGAACACGCGGCCAAAGTACCCGAACCGGCGCAGCGAGCGGTAGAGCCGGTAGCGTTTGTTCGCGCGCTCCACCGCGTTCAGTACATCCTGATCCAGTTTCTCGCCGCCTTGGGTGACGATCTTGAACCCCTTGCGGATCGCATCGCGCACGGGGACGTAGCAGGCTTTCGAAACCAGCCAATTCTGCGCGATCAAAGCGCACATCTGATAGCCGATGAAACTTTGGGAGGCGTACCAATACGCCAGGGCATCGGGGATGCCGATTTCGCCGCCCATCGCGAAGGCAGCCTTGAACACCGGGACAGTTCCCTCGTTGTCGTCCATCACTGCAGAGAATTTCTGCAGGCGCTTGCCGTCTGTCTTCGGATCGAAAACCGCCGTGTTCGCAATGGTGCGGGGGAACGCCCGACGCTGAATCAACGCCTGCCGTTCGGCGGGTAACAGATCCTCCAGATATTCCATCTCTGTCGAGAAGTACGACTGTCGCCGCGTGGGCGTGGACGGCGGCGGTGGGGGGCTGGATGCACCGCCCAACCAACTAAGCAGGCGTTTCCACATGGGGCAAATCCTCTCAAGCTGAGAAAAAGCCGCGGCTTGGGCGCGGCGATGGGGCATAGACGATCATAACCCCGTCCGCCAGGTTCGGCGAGCGCGTTCCGTCCGGTTGCTTGTCGATGAGGATTTTGCCCGCGCCGTTCAGGGAATACGTGGGTTGGGACAATTCCAGACAGAGTTTTTGCCGCCATTGCTGCGGGATGTGACTCGAGATCGAGATGAGCGCATCAGGGTCGGTGACGGGATGACCCTCCACAACCGCGCGATATGTGCGTAAGAAGCGCATGCGCAGACTCCACCACGCCTGCGCCTTGGCGTTCGCAAAGTAGTCTTTGTTCAGGCGCTGTTGCCGGTCGGGATCGGCCTTATCGTTGTCGATGGCCGGCACCCGAGCTTCGGGATCCAGCACCGCGCCCGAACCTCGGAACGGCGAAACCTCAATCCCCTTGAACGCTTCATCGCGCTCGGCGATCTGGCGCGCATCGCCCTTGACACCAGCCCCCAGGCCGTCCGCGTCGTATCGGAACGAACCGTAGCGCCCGTCTCGACTGATCCGAAACGCTTTCTCCGTGGTCTTGTAGATGTCGCTGCCTTCCCCTGACCACGATTCAACGAAGTCGAGCAGGATCCCCGCGCGCCCAGCGAAGGCGTTCAGATCGGGCCCTTCGTCCGCAACGTCGAGCCCCCCGGTGCGCTGCCCGGTGATCGGGATGCCGAGTTTCACATGGGCATCAATCGCCGCCTGCACCCAGGCTTGCGGAATGACGACGCCCGACACGCTGGCCGTGTAGCTGATGTCGATTTCCTGCGCGACAACGATCGCGTCAAGGTCTTCTTTCTGTTTCGCGTACCACGCTTCATCCTTGCGAGGATCGTCACGCCAGTGAAACGTGAAGATGCGGTGCGCTGGCCAGGAGTGACGCTTGACCGCGAAAGGATTCGCCATACCGTTGACGCTGGAGACATCGATGCGGCAGTCCGTCGTGGCCGACAGTGCCGCGTCAACCAGAGTCGGGCGCTCGAGGTGCGCGGACTCGTCAACCCAATAGATCGCCGTGCGGTCGCCGCGCCCGATGTTGTCACCGGCCTCACCAGTGATGACGCTCTCCGTCTCGGGAAACGTCAGCCGCATGAACGGCGCGTTCTTCGCGATGTTCCAGCCCCCGCGCAATTCGATGGGCAGCGCCTGCATGAAAACGCGAGCCTTTGAAAACAGCGCTTTCGGGGAGTCGAGCTTGTCTACGTATTCCTCTTTGCGTGACCCGAAACCGATCGCCATACCCTCGTGGAACAGGCAGAGCGTGCAGCTGAGGGAGATCGCGAGCCACGAGACGC